TTGCGCCTTTATGAGAATTACGTTCAAATAGATAATACTGACGATTGTCTTCAGTATAGACATCCATATGGACTTCTTTCCAATTCTATCCCAGCCATATTTTATGAAATCCGCCTTCACTTAATCTATCTGAAAATTCTTCATATACTTCTTTTTTATCATAGTGTTGATTATAACATTCACGAATATAATATACTTCATCTTCGGTTAATTTATGTTTAGGATGATTTTCTCCACGCATACCATACTATGCATATTCATACCCCGTGGTTTCATTATATCCATATTTATCATCATTACTATGATATAATAGAATATAATAATTTTCTTTATCGCTTAATTCTTCTTTAGCGCATTCTTCTTCTACTTCAAATAGAAAATTTTCTATACCATATTTTCTAAAGGCGCGATAAAGATATTTATCATATTCCTTACTAGGAATAAAAGCTCGTCTCTTATGAGCATTCCAACGCTTTTCAATATTAACTGACTAACCAATGTAAATTTTTCCATTAATTTTATTTGTAATTTTATAAATGCCTATCATCGCTGGCACCTCCTTATCTTCTTTCATAGGATAAGTAATTTCACCTAGTCCCGATTAAGCCTTTTATTTATTTAAAATTGAAAAATCTACATTATCAAATAAAAAATTTCTTCTATCTTCTACTTCAGTACCCATAAGCATTTTGAGCGATTCGGCCGCGGTTTCTGCATCGTTTATTGTTAAAATCTCAAGACGTCTATTTACCGGATGCATCATGGATTCAGCCATATCTTCTGCTGTACACTCACCGATTCCTTTGTAGCGGCTTTGTTCCCACCCACTATGGTTTTTCTTTAGCTCAGCAAGCTCATCATCATCATAAGCATATACATGCTGTTTACCTTTACTTAATCTGTAGAGTGGCGCGCGCAGCCAACCAAGCCGCCCTTCTTCAATAAACTTTGGCATAAGCACATAGAAGAGAGTCGCAATTAGACACATAATAGAATATCCATCAACATCAGCATCTGTCGCAATTGCGACTTTCCCATAATTAAGTTTCTTCTCATTATAGCGTTCTTGAATACCGCATCCAAGTGCCATAATAATATCAGATACTTCTTGATTTTCTAGGCATTCTTCCAGAGGATGCTTCATTAAATTCTTTACTTTACCACGCACAGCATAAAGTGCTTCTGTTTTTACATCACGCGCAGGCATTAAGCCGCCCAATGCGGAATTACCTTCGCAAATAATAAGCATAGAATCGGGGCCATGCTTCTCACAATCTTTAAACTTATCAGAAGAAGTAACTTTACGCTTACGCTGTTCAGTTTCTTTCTTCTCCATATTAAGTACTGCTTCACGCGCCTTGGATGCCGCGGCCTCAGCCTTCTCCATTTTAGTGAGCATTTCTACAATTATATTAAACTCACTAGATAAGGTAGTATTCATTTCTTTTAGTGCATTAGTAAAGGCGGTTGAAGCAAGTGTCCGCAAAGAAGCATTATTAATTTTTGATTTAGTTTGATTTGCAAATGATGGATTTTCAACTTTACAATTAATTACATAAAATAAATTCTGTCGAATATATTCGCCTTCAAAGTCTGCTCCAGCTAAACTATTAAATGTTTTTGTTAGAGCCGCTCGTGCGCCGGTAATAGGCGTACCACCCTCAGGGCATCTCAGGCCATTAACAAATACATAAGCAGTTTCGCGGCGGACTCCCCACTGAAATGCGATCTCTAGTGAATCTGTACCATCAGACGCAGAGCCGGTTATGATATGCTTTTGTAAAGGCTTCTTAACATTCATTTCTACAAAATCAACAATACCTTTTTTCGCGCAATATACCTGCTTGTGTATTCCATCAGATACAGTAAATTCAATGCCAGGATATAAATATGAAATGTCTTGAATATCTTGACAAATCCTATCATAAGAATATCCAATTGGGCCATTAGTAAATACCAATGGGTCTGGAATAAAGAAAATTTCTGTACCTGCTTTTGCAGTTTTTGCGCTAGATTCTTTATATGTATCAAGAATGCCTTGATTAAATGTAGCAGTTGCCTTCTTTCCATCTCTATAACTAGTAACTTCAAATCTAGTAGATGAAAGACATACACAAGAGCCACCAATGCCATTTAATCCTGAAGCATTCTTGTATGCTTCATGTGAAAATTTTCCTCCTGTATGAGATTTAGTAAAAATAGATACAAGGACATTTTCTCCGTCATCACGTGTACCAAATGGCACTCCACGGCCATAATCTCTTACACGGACTCCATTTGTAGATGTGTCTAATGTAATCTCAATACTTTTACCATACCCAGCAAGCGCTTCGTCAGTACTATTATTTATAATTTCTTTCAAAGCCTGATATGTGCCTTCTATATCATCGCTTCCAAGATACATCTGTATCCTCGTGCGAACTCCTTCTCGGAAATCTAGGCTCTGAATTGAGTTTATATCATATGCTTGTTCAGGCATCATATCACTCCTATTTCTTATTATACTTAATTATATCATAAATTAAAAAAGAAGTCAATTAGTTGACTTCTTTATATTTTAAATAATTACTTCATTAGCCATCCTAACTTGTTTCTTATATCTTTTAGCGGGCGCACTACTCGTAGAGTACTCATTGGGATGAAAACAGCATTACGAAGTTCATTATCATTATAAAGCTCTTCTTCAAGATAAATTATATCTGCCTTCATGCCACGAAACCGCAATATTTCTCCTCCATTATAGGCATATATTTTTATTTGAACTAGTGCAGTATATATAATTACTTCATATTTAGAGCGAAAGGTTTGCTGCAGAGTAAAACCTGCTGTCTTATCCAAAAATTCTTGCACAATTTCTTCAAAGTCCCGTGTGATTATCATTATACTCCACATATTACCAATTCTCCATATCAGTAATATCCTTTGATTCGCCGCAAATAGGACATACAACTTTAAGTGTTCGCCCAATTCCACCATAATGGGGGATTAAATAAGGCGCGCGGCCGCCATTGTATCGAGAAGTCTCGCGGTTATGCATATGCTCTTTTTCAAACTCATTATACGCATCTAATTCTTTTTGCGAAGTAAATTCACCATATGATAGTCTTAATTGTTCTTTAAGATTGTTAATTTGCTTTTCATAATCTTTTCTAACAATTTCTTCTGCATGTTTATAAAGTTCTTTATTACGTTCACGTAATTCAGTAACTAATTCTTCATAATATTTTACTGTATTGTGAACTAAATCTGTAATTTCTGTTGAAGAACATACTTGTGTACTTATACCATCTTTATAGCTATAAAACATATTATTCTCCCATTCTTACACTAAACCCCTGTAAATCCAAATTAAAATCTGCTTTAAAATATTCTTGCATTACATCATCGAGCTTATGGACAAATAGCGGTTTAGTCGAATCAAAATCACCATAAAACAAATCTGCAAGATCAATAATACACAGAGAATCATAGCCATATGCTTCTGCTTTGACTTGAAGCGCGCGTTTGTTTGTAGTAAGAATAATGCCATCAGCTTCAAGCGCCATATCCATTAGTTCCTTAGTCTTACCTGTGCCAAGTGGCCGAGCGATTACTTTCATTTATCTTCAATCTCCTTTATTTGAATTACATCAGAATAATCAAAGTGCTTAACTACCTCATATTTTTCTATAAATTCTTGCGTAGGTATGTTTGTAATACGTACTATATATTCATTGTGCTTAAATTCAGTATCATGGAAGATAACTGCGCAAATGCCACTTAATATTATACCAATTGCAGAGATAAGTGCCATAATTGCACCTATATATTTTGTATTTAGAGCAAATAGGATTGTTAAAATCGCGAGTAAGATACTTGAAAGAAAAAGAATTCCAACCCAGCTTGGTGTACCATAAATAGGAATAGTTTCAAGAATTTCCATACTTCCTCCCAATGCCACATACCGGACAGAATTTATCGTTGTCATATAAAATACTAACTGTTTTACATTCGGGACACTTATATGCCATAACTTCATCGGTAGTGATAGTAGGCGCGGTATCAATCACGTTTTGTGCGGCATTCATTACTGCTACAGCAAAGTCGAATACTTCTTGTGAATCGGGCATATGCATTTCATAAATCAAATCCCAAAGCATTTCATCGCGCTCGAGGGACGGCGCATTAAGATCACAATCATCACGATAAATCAATTCTCTCATTTCTACTTTACCTACTTTCCACTTCTGCTTTTACAGTTTCAATCATATCAATAAATGTTGCTGTTTCCATAAACCCGCCAATAGGTATTCC